AGGTTTACTAAATATTTTTATATAACTTCACTGGAACATGGTAAAGAAAAAATAAAGCTTTATAGACCCCAAAAAAGACTTGTTAAAGCCTTAGTGAAATATAGATTTAATATTATTCTTTCTAGCAGACAGATCGGAAAAACGACAGTTACAACCATATATGCATTATGGGTAGCATGTTTTAACAAAGATAAAACTATATTAATCGTTGCTAATAAAGAAGATACAGCTAAAGAAATCCTTTTAAGAATCAAAATGGCATATGAACAATTACCCAATTGGTTAAAACCTGGCGTAGAAGAATGGGCAAAAACCGAAGTTAAATTTACAAACGATTCACGTATTAGTATTTCAACAACATCATCTAGTGCTGCTCGTGGATTGTCAATAAATTGTGTAGATGGTAGTAGTATAGTTACCCTAAAAGATAAAACCTCTGGTGACATATTTGATATGTCAATGAAAGACTTTCATGAACTTTTAGAGAAAGATGGTGAATTATTACCTGTTTCGTTGGTTGAAGACTAAGCGATTTCGTCAAAAATAACACATTTTGTATAAATAATTAAAAGGAGTTATTATGAAGAAACATTTAAATAATCCAAAAATTAATAGAAAGTATAATTATCTATATAAAATAACAAATAAAATAAACGGAAAAATATATATTGGCGTACATAGAACAGATAACCTTGATGATGGGTATATGGGTTCTGGGATAATAATTAAACGTGCTAAAAAAAAACATGGAATAGAAAATTTTGAAAAAGAAATTTTAGAATACTTTGATACATATCAAGACGCACTTAATAAAGAACGCAAAATTGTTAATATAACTTTTATAGAAGATTCAAATAATTATAATATAAAAGAAGGTGGGTATGGAAATTGTAAATGGTCAACAGAAGGGTTAAAATTATTATCAGAATCAGCAAAAAATCGTTGGAAAAACGAAAAATATCGAAACATGATGCAAGAAAAGGTATATAATAACCCCAATAGAAATCTTAAAATTGGAAAAGGAAGAAGTAGATGGGCTAAAGAACATCCAGAAGAAAATAAACAGCTTATGGATAAAATAAATCATAATCCAGTTAAGATAAAACGAATGGCAGAAACTCATACTGGAATGAAACGTTCTACTAATGCCAAACAAAATATATCCAAAGGAATACGTGATTACTATAAAAATAGTAAAGATGGTGGTACATCTCGTTCTGGTAAAGGATGTGTTTATATACATAATCCTACAACTGGTGATATAAAAAGAATTAAAAAAATTGATTCAATACCATCAGGATGGGAAAAGGGAAGTGGTAAAATAAAATAAAAACGTTATGGCAGATCTAACAAAACATAAAGTATACAAAAATACACAATTTGAAATCTTAACAGATGAAGGGTTTAAAGATTTTAGTGGTCTAATTGTAGGGGAAAATAAAAATAAAATTAAACTTACATTTACAGATGGTATATCTTTAATATGCACACCAAAACATAAATTGATGATTAACTCTAAAGATTACCGATATACTAAAGATGTGGTGGTTGGTGATGTTATATATGGTAATAAAATAATAAAACACATAGAAAAATATTCATCAGATGATTTAGTATATGAAATATTAGATGTTAAAGATATACATCGTTATTATGTTAATGGAATATTAAGTGAACAGTGCCTTATAATAGATGAAATGGCGCATATCCCAGATCATATAATGCAAGAGTTTTGGAACTCTGTTATTCCAGTTATTTCATCATCCAGTGTAACAAAATTATTTGTAGTTAGTACTCCAAATGGAGCAGGTAATTTATTTCATAAAATTTATAGCGGTGCTGAACGTAGAGATCCCAAATTTCAACAATGGCATTGTGAACGTGTAGATTGGTGGGAAATTCCAGGAAGAGGAAAAAAATGGGAACAAGATCAACGATCATTATTAGCGGCTGAAGATAAGTCATTCGACCAAGAATATAATTGTTGTTTCTTAGAGACTGGTCACTCTGCCGTTGATTCATCGTTAATAGATTATTTTAGATCAATGATTCATGAACCGTTATATATATTCGAAGATGCTCATTATAAAATATGGAAAGATCCAATCATTGGACATTTATATGTAATTGGTGTAGATGTTGGTGAAGGAATAGGACAAGCGGCGTCTGTTGCACAAGTGTTAGATATTACAGATCTTGCTGATATACAACTAGTTGCAACATATCACAACAATTTAATAGACCCATTTCACTTTGGGGAATTGTTATATAAAATGACTAATCAATGGGGGCGTCCGATGCTTGCTATAGAAAGGAATAATTGTGGTGGTCAAGTAATTGACGCATTAAAAGAGACATATTCTTATCATAATATTATTGATCATTCGCCAAAGACGGTTAACAACAAGGGTAATTATTATACAAGGTTGGGGATATATTCACATACTAACTCTAAATATCAAGCAGTTGTTAACATGAGGTATTGGGTAAATTCATTACGGTCTGTTAAGGTTTATGATATAGGATTAATTCAAGAACTTGAAACATTCATAAGGTATCCAAATGGGACATGGAAAGCAAAGCAAGGTGATTATATTTATGATGATAGAGTACTAGCGTTTATTTGGGGATTGTTTGCGTTAGAAAAGGAAATAACTCAAAAGTATTATGATATAGTAGCTGTTGATGATAGAGGAAAGCCTTCAAAAATTCAACCAATAACTATAGAACCAGGTAAATATTTTAAACTAGATTCTATGTATCTTACTGATGTTAATGCGCCATTACCAACGCATGTTAATATCGCACATAATTCAGATCCAGAAGGTATGGATGCATTATTATCACAAGGTTGGACACTAGCACAATGAACAAATTTGATTCAGAAATAAATAATATTTTAGCTATAAAAATTATTAAAGCTAAAAAGAAAATTAAACAAAAATATAAAAAGGCTAAACGTAATAAAGCTAATAATTCTGATTCATCAACGTCAGCTACAAGTCCTGCATTACAAACTGGAATAAATAAAGATATTGCTGATACCCCAATGCCATTGTCTATCGGGGTATAATCACTTTATTTCTTTTTAGATTTTGGTGTATCATCTTTTTCAATAGTCTTTTTAAATCCTACACATCCAGCGACATGAAAAATAACTATTCCTTCTGGCTTCATAAATCCAGGAACTGCATAACTGCCGTGTGTTATAAGGTCTTCCATAATTGTTGATGTATTTAAATCATCAAAACAACCTCTCCATAATATAGGAACTAATCCAACACATGATGGTAATATATCTTGCATTTTTATTTTGGTAGGATCACCCATAGGAATTTGTTGAGGGGTTTGATCATGTAAACACCACCGTATAACATTAAATAAACTAAACCGTTTTTCTCCCTTTACTAATCCATAACCACGTTGAACACCACTACCCCACCATTCACCAAAATGATGCCCTACTCCTAACTTCATTAATTCTGTTTTATTATCTTCACACCATCTAGCAAACCCATAATTATCCTTGTCAGGTGTTATCCATCGTGTTCTACTTCCTGTTAAAAATTCCCCATCTTCACCAATAAAAATACTGGCGTTTGTACCATCAATCTTTTCTGTAACAATAACTTCTCTTGAATATCTTGCTATTTTTGGAAATATTTTGAATTCTGTCATTTTAACTCCTTTTAGTTTTTTTAATCTTACCTATTTTCTTAAGCATATCACAACGGAACGTTCCACCACCTTCTAAAAATATTGCATACTCTTCTCGCTTTTTTACAACATCAACATAAACACATCGAGTTTTTTCACCCATCAATGTTGTAACACTATAACTATAAAGTGGTTGTGTACCAAAAATATGTACTACTATGTCTCCTTTAGAAAATTTCATTGTGTCCTTTTTTGTTTTTTATATATCGGATATATTCTTTTAGGCGTATAATTATATCCTTGTGTAGTCCAAACACCTATTTCAAGATTGTCTTTATGACAAACGTTATCCATTGAATTTCCCCAACAACCTTCAGACCAATATATTTTTAATTCCCTATCATTAACAACTTTATATCCTACTGCTTCATTAATTATTCTTATTGCATGTGCTCTTGATTTAGCACAAACATACACATGATCACAATATTTTTTGCCTGTAGGATCAGGAATAATACGTCCTTTATTATCATACTTATCATACGTCTTATGTCTCCATCCTCTTCCATTCCATATCTTTAGTTTCTTCATAATTCTTTTTTATTTCTTGTTTAACGCATCAGCAATAATCTGTGCACGTTCTTCTGATGTACAATAACATATGCTAGAGTCCCCACCCTTTTTATATACAGCCCATTCACATTTAAATTGTAGATCGTGTTTGCCAACTTCAAAAGCATTATCTTTAACTGATTCATAATCGTAAATGTTATGTTTATATAATATAGAACAATCCACATCTTTACTTATTATATCTTCCCCCTTTTCAAATCTACTATTAAGAACGTCACGAGCATAATAATAAGAATACCTGGCATCTTTACTTATTATATCTTCGCCTTTCTCAAATCTACCCTTAAGAATATCACGAGCATAACAATAAGAATACTCAGCGTTTTTACTTATTATATCTTCACCTTTCTCAAATCTGCCCTTAAGAACATAAAGAGCATAATAATAAGAATAATAAGCATCTTTACTTATTATATCTTCGCCTTTCTTAAATCTACCCTTAAGAATATCACGAGCATAAAGATAAGAATAC